ATGTCAATGAGCTTGTCTTTCTCTGCGTCGAACGTGTTCCGCATCATGGGGTGCGCCGGCGTCGTGGGAAACCCAAACTCCTGTGCCATTGCAACGGCCGTCTTGGCCTTGTTTGGACCAACATTAACAACGGTATTCGGTTCCTCCACGTGGGTCGCGCCCGCCATGAACGAATTCTTCAGCCTCACGCGCGGATTATCACGCCCAACGTAGGTCGCCCGTTCTATCCTTACAACAAGGTATGCGGCAGCGTCCTGCAAGGCCTGAGCTACCTTATGCTTCGCGACGCGCTCGCTGAGCGACTTCAATTTTGCCTCGCATTCATTGAGCCCTTGAATCTCGATAGTAACGAAGTTCTTCATGCTGGCGCTCTTAACCACTGAAAAGCTGCCGCATTCATTTTCTCCATGTTGCGGCCGGTCCAGATGTTATGTTTGATGCCCTGGTGCAACTCCCCGGGGATATAAAGTACATGTTCTTTGTCAAGATGGTGCCCCTCAGAACCAACAAACGGCTCATTCAAGGGAACAAACCCAAGGCTGCGGCGTTTGGCCTTAGATGCTCGTGGCCCACCTCGCCACTGAGCAGCAGATATCTTCGCACACTGTTCTTCTGTCCGATGACTGCCAAGATTTGCTTTACGAATAGCCAAACGAGTCGTTTCTGGCATAGCAAGCCCCATATGTGTTGCAGAATTAACGGCCCTCTGTTCATCGGTCATCGGGATTCCCTTGTTCCAGGCCAGCATTCCCTTATGAGTAGCAGATATCTTCGCCCGAGCCTCGGATGTCTGAGAATGTAAATGCCTTCCTTTCAAGGCAGCAGACAGTTTCGCCTTGGTGGTATCAGAAGTAATACGCCCTTTCTGTCCAGCGGACATATGTTCCCGAACTTCTGCCAACCACGGTTTTCCCTTATTCCAAGGCACCTGTCCCATATGCCCTGCAGATGTCCTTGCCCGTTGCTCCTCTGTCATGTGACTGCCAAGTTTCATGCTTCCAGCTCCGTGCACTGCAAAATCATACTTTCGTGCGCCATTTCGGGGTCAATTACAATATCAATCCCATAGGTATGGGTTCCGTAGAGAATCCTCATCGCCGTGGTAATCGTTGCCAAATACCTAACTGTCACCTGTACGGATACCGTACTCTGAGCTTGTCGGGCCGCAAAAATTTGACGTCCGCTTAAGGGCTGAACAGCGGCCCAGACCGTAGCGAGAGTCGTGTACCCGGCAACCAGCTGACCATACAGATCCTGCGCCGCCGAGGGTTGCTGAATTATGACGCGACGGTTCAGAATGCCTGCATCCATCTACAAATACCAGTGGTACAAGTTCAATAACGCTTCTACGGCATGCGGCAACGCCGCCACGATCGCTCGCGATCCGGTCAGAACAGAGGACCGGTTGCCATACCACTCTTCGATCAGAAGGAGCATCGCCTGGATGAGCGGGCCAGGAATCTTGGCCGCAGTACCATAGCCGGCAACAAACGTGATCGTGATTGGATAACCGGAGGAGGCAACCGTCGGCCAACTGAATGCGGATGACCGTTCAATAGTCCCAGGATCCCCGGGTGTTACGACGTACTCGGTCGGCGCGAGCGTCTGCAGCACGTTATTCGCGTCCAGATAGGTGATGGTCGCTGATTGCAGAGGAGGCCGAGGCACAATGACCTTGCGACCCCATGCCCCGTGAGACAGTCTGCTCCATGATCCGCTGAATAACGTGTGCCAGTTGACATGCTGCCATGTCCAGGTCTGGGTAAGAAGCGCCCGCCCCGTGGTCTCTTCGACATAGGCTCGAGCCGTCGCGATCAGGCTGGCAATATTCGGGTCCTCATCACTCGTCTCAACGCGCGTCTGAACTTTCGCCTGGGCCAATGTGATCGGTTCCGCGCCCGGAGCCACGCCCGTCACATAGAGACAGGTCCAGGAAGGTGAAGCCAGCGTAGGTAGACTATCCTGCACACCAAGAGACGTCCCAATCGCATCGAACCACTCGATACGCACTTTCCACATACGCCCGGCCGCTGCTGTTGCCTTCACATAGACGGAGAAAGCATAGGGTAGTGCGGCGGTTACCGCGGTATACGTTGCTCGGATCTGCGCGTCGCCCGCAGCCAGAACAACCAGCTTGAACGATGCCGCACCCACATAGAAGGCAGCTGTATCGCGCGTCAGTGTGCCGTTGACCGCCTCCATGCCCGTCGTGTCAGTCTCTGCGCCCGCCTGGTTAGGCGTCAGCAGGTTAACGGCGCTCGCGGCACCTGTTAAGGCAAGTGCGTCTGCGGACAGGACCTCGTTCGCCAATGCCCCCACCAGGACAGCGGACACCTTACAGGTCACTGCGGCCGTTGGTGGTACCGAAAGCAACAAGATGTCACTCAGCATGGTCAGCCGGCGATCGCCTTGGCGGCCGCAGCAATCTCAGGATCGTTGATCTTGGTTAGATAGTTCTTCACATACCCAGGATCCTTGGCATAAATTGCGCCAATCGTCTCGCCCTTGTATTTCCCGAAGGAAAGGACCGGATCCACAACCTTGACCGGTGCCCGCATTTCAATCGGGAGAACAACCGGTTCAGCTGGCGCCAACATCGCAGTTTCCACTTTGCCACTGCCCACAGTCGCTGTGTAGCGACCATCGTTGCCACCAACGACCACGGCACAATGCCCGGCCACCCATGCCCGCGCGAGTCCTTCCGGCACATCGACGTTCGTGCCAGCATGGAACACACCCTGTGGACCGGCAGCCGTCGTAATCATGCGCACCAGCATGTTAACCTACGAGGACGTAGAACCGCCCTGTATGTGCGTTGCCGGCCGAAGCTATAGCGAACTTGATCCGGTCATTGCTGATTGCAACTGGTTCTCTGATCGCCTGACCTGCTGCGATATAGACCGCACCTGCACCAGCTGCATCATGCACACCTGCCCGCGGATACACGATACCCGAAGCGTTCCAGGCGGTCATTGTTACAACTGCTTCGCTGGTTCCCTCGACCGTCACGGTAACGACGACGCCATCCGTATAGTCGGTTTTCACATAACGAATCGCCAGAACACGTCCGGTGGCGACGGGGGTGTAGCCGGTTCCAACAGCTGAACCGTTCGTCGTAATTAATCCTGTATCAAGCCATTCGGCATGCAAAGTATCCTCCAATCGCGTTACTGCGCGTCCTTGATAAACTTCTCGTAGACGGAAATGGCCTCTTCCGGCAGATTCCCGTTCTGGTCAGACTTCTTAAGAGACATGACAATAATGTCGGTTGCCTTCTCTCCGATGGGAATTTCCTTGGGAACCGCACCCTTCTCGGGATTCCACATAATGTTGTTTCCTTGCTCCTTTATCTCGAACTCCTTGTGTTCCTGTTCGGAAGGCGAAAGAGCAAGCCTTAACTCCTGTACGATCTTGAGTGTGGCAAAACTGCCTTCATGCGGCAGCACCTTCAGTAGCGCAAATCTGTCCATGATCGTTAGTTTCATGCAACATCTCCCCTTTCTCCCCAATACGCACGGGCAGGGGTGGGGAGAAAAACCCTCTTCGCCTTTTGCTATCCCGTGCGTTCGCCATCGGTTGCGGTGCCTAGGTGGCCGCATCCATCGTGATCGTGTACAGCTTCGTGCCAATGTAGACCTTGAGATACTTGTGAACGTCGGTTCCCGCTGTGGCATCTTGATAGGCCCCGCCAGTTCCCGTTGCCAATTTCAAGAACGCCGACCACAGTTGGTTCGTGGGTCTGACATCTAGGCATACGATTGTTCCGTTTACCGTACCCGGCCAGTTGCCGCCAAAGGATATGCAGGACAAGGTCGATCCGGCATAAAGTGTTCCGTTCACATCAACCGAAGCATGGTGGGAACTTGCCCCAATTGTGAAACCTCTCAGTGTCTTGCCGGTTCCTACGATGAAGGACGTCATCAGGGTCGGCCAATGCTGGTTTACTGCACTGTTGATGTTCGCCTCCACATCCGTGTAGAAGAACGCCGTATAGGGCCATCCCGTTTGAGCCGTTCCCTCAGACGCAACGGTAACGACGGTCCCCACAGTGAATCCCTCTCCCCATTGTGTGAGAGGCACCCCGC